ACTTAACAAATTTACAGATATAACTGTAGATCCCACCTTAAAGCGACCATATCCAACAGGCACCGGAACACCCTGTCTAGTATTGTTTTCTGCTTGTGCAAAAATATAAGAGCTAGTTGAAGCTGTATCAGGGTCATCTGGAGCCAACAACTTACTCATCAATAAGCTCATCCCAATAGCAAAAGCAATATTGATGACTACGGCAGCAATAATAGCCCCAACACTTAATGTGCCAATTGATGTTGCAGTTGCGCTTAAAGCTATCATAAGAGTAAACCCCACTGCCCCCATCAAAATAGGCAAAATAACTACTTCTTTATTTTTTACGTTGACTAAATTAAAGTTTTTTTCCTGTACGGCTACGCCATCAACAAAAACGCTCATTGATCTTTTTTTATTTCTTGTTATGTAAGATTTAACTTTACCCGTATTAGCTTCTAGGGCAGAAAAGATCTCAGAGAGCTTACAGCAAGCAAACTGGTGTGTTTTACCTACTATTTCCCCAAATCGACCATGAATACTAACCTTTGTCATCCTTATATTATACACTTTTAAATGGAAAAATAAACTGACTTGAACGGATCTGCTCTAAAAAAACAAAAATTTTTATCTTGGACAGAATAGATAAGAGATGAGTGCTGATGATCATAAGCATACTCCACATCACAATCGCTTGGATCAGCAGATCCAAAAACATGAGAATGCCAAATAAAAAGCACGTTTTCTTTGCTTATAATATTAAAATATTTTCGAGAATCTATTTGAAAAAATAGATTTTTAATAGGATGTATATTCTCAAGAAAATAAAGATTCTTTGAGGTTGCTATTCCACAGCACTCAAAATCATATTCGCAGCAATAATTTTTTATTTGACTACAAAAACCATCAAAATCTATAAGATTCAATAGAGGGAAACCCTCCGAAAGATAATCCTTTTGTATATTCTCCATAGTGTTTGAATCTTATTTTGCACCCGTTGAGAGTTTTAGAGCATTGATCTGCTACCCAATATTCTTTTTCATAACGAGGGTCTTTTGCTGTAGAGCCATTATCTTTTATACAAACATAGAAAAAATTACATTGATCATCTGTATTTTCCAGTGTGTCACTTAAACCTATTTTGCTTAATATTTTTACAGCTGGCCTCATTATAACCACATCACCTTTAACATAATTGGTTATAGTTTTATCGTAATCGCCACGAAATTGGATACTTGTTAAATTATAACCATTTTTTTCAAAAAGTAATTTATCCTTATCATCTGCCAAAGGTATACCTAAATTACCGTTATTTCCAAAAATAGTTGCAGCTGTTTGCAAACCCAAAATTTTTTGTTCATCAAAATCTGTCAATTGGCCATATCTGCAACCCGCGCCCCGATATTTCCAAGGGCAATAATTAGCAATCATAACCCTAGCTGGAAGTTTTGCCCCCTCATACTCAAGAGGAGAAATAAGCTCAAATTCAACATAAAACTTATTTTCTTGACTTTTTTTATTCACAATAAACTGATCATCAGAAAAACGAGCCTCAGGGTCCGGTATTGCGAAAGGATTAAAATTATTAGGGAAATTTGCTGCATCAATATATTTCAAAAAAGTTCTTTTTCTGATAAATAAATGACCTACTAAATCTTGTCTTCTTTTTAGTATATCACTCATCAAACCATCTAGATTGGCAACTGTTAGCGTTGGACGAGGCATTCGACCATCACCTTTCTTTTCAAACCCATTAGCATCAACAGGTAACGAATAATAGGTTTTACCATCAAAAATAAGATTAGAAGCCGAAACTATACCGGGATGAAACCTAAAAAGACCATCTTGTTCGCCTAAATCTAGTTCGTATAATTCTATGATAGTATCTGGCAATAAATCTAATAAAGATGCATTAAATGATTGAGTTGACATGATTTATTTTTTATTTTATGATGTTAGCTTAAAGTAACCTGCGAATCCCGTTTCATCTTCCACTTTATTATTAGAAGTTGTAGTATCAATATCCTCTGTAGTTATTATATTTATATTCATCATAGCTCTTTGTCTAAGATACAAATAAACGGCATTCCTTTCTTCATTTTTTAACTGTTTATTATAAATAATAATATCTGATACACTAAAACTTGATGTTCCATTATTTGCGCCAATTATTGGATTTATATCAAATTTGAAAGATTCTTGATTTGATAATTCTTTGGCTCCCTTGCTTATATTATTTATAAAGCTTTTATAAACTAATTTTCTTCCATCTTTTGATGCAGCAACATTATAAACAAAAGCATATGATGGCATTAATTCATCTGCATTTTCAGAAGTACTAGTTTCCACAGAGTAATTATTTCCTCTATTCGGCATACCGGTGGATTCTTTAATCTCGCTACTCGCGTTATATAAATAACTGACATTATTATTACTATTAAACTTAGTAAAACTCAGATTCTGGCTGCGGATTTTTTTATTATCCGCATTAAATTGCCTTTTGGAGCCAAATGAATCTGGAAAAACTAAATAAAATATATCAAATGCTTCGGTATTATTAGTTAAAGTATAATCTGTTGAATTGTTATAAATTCCATTTATAACTGCAGAAGCTAAATTGTCAAATTGTATACATGGCTTTCCATTGAAGCGGGATACTGCATTGTCACTAGCAGCGACATTGTAAAATTTTGGTTTATTAGTAGCATCACCAACAATCTGAACAGCAACAGCAGAAAGCGCAGAATTTTTCGCAGCAGCTACCCACGTTTCCACATCTTGCCCATTTGTGGCATCAGTTGTTCCGGTGTTATAAACCGTTGTGCTAGCATCCCATCTCGCTATAAAATTACCGATATTTTCAGGTTGAAAATCTGAATTAGGAAAAAACAATGCACCAATTAAGTTACTTGTTGTGTATGCGCTACTAGCTGATTTAACAGCAAATCCTCCTCGACCTCCTAATTTCCCTACTTCGTCATTACTTGTGCTACTAATTACCGTAAATAAACCATCATCAAAAGAGCTGTCTGGTGCCCTATCTCCATATTGACCAAAAGCACCTCCTGCACCCCCCTGCGAAATTTGATAATTTAAGTTGAATGACCTGCCAGCTCCAGCTCTTTGTGTATTACCTTTATTTGTTTCGTTCCATGCTGTTTTCTGGTAAGTGTTTATGCCCTGTTGATAAGTTGAGCCGGGATCAGACTTAAATGATCCTTGCCCACCACCACCAAATCCAGCAGTTTGGATTCCAGCAAAATCACTAAAATCAAATTCTGCGAGCAAAGAATTTTTTCCACCAGCATTAATATCAAGTATTATTTTATTTTCAGATTTTGTCAAATAAACTGGTGTATTTAGATCAATGTCCCTGTCTTGCTTTGCTTGTCTAACCTGAGAAGCAGCTCTAGCCGCAAAAAGCCTATCCCCACCTCCACCTCCACCTCCTCCAGCATAAATACTAAAAATGCTTGGTAAATATATTCTAAAATTATTTATACCGCTAGCTATCTCAATAGCATTCCCCCCTACACCACCGTCTGTACTTTTTCCGTATTGCGCTGGTTGAATATCAAAACTAATACCGCCACCAGAAGAAGGAGAGTCGGTCCATACTACTTTAGCTATTCCAGCATTACCCCCTACACCACCAAGGCCAATTATTTTAGCATTGTTTTTTAAATACAGATTCATCTGTAACTCCGAACCTAAACTAGGACCAACATTAACCACTGCCCCTGTTTTTATAGCTGGGGCTGGAATTTTCGGACTATTACTAAGTAATTGTTCATATTTACTAGAACCAATAGTGCTATTTTCATCAATAATAAAATGAACACCAGTGTAATAATCTAAGAAATTTGATTTACTTATATTTCTTTTGTTGATTTCTGTTTCAAATCTGTCTTTTAAAATTACATTTGACTCACCATCTTGTAAATATATTTCCAGTGCGCCTTTTTCAGCAGTTGACAATTTTATTGTGGGATCAGGATTATCTCCGGGCTCTAAATTAGTAGACCCGGAAACTAAACCTGTTAAAACATCATTACTAACACTTTGAGAAAATGAGTCTACACCACTACAATAAACCCAGTCAGAATAAGAAATTAAAGTGCTAGTGTTTGAACTGTCATAATGCTCTCCTCTTATTCTGTAGTAGTAATCTGTGCTTGCTGTTAAATTAGTATCAGAATATGTATTATAACCATCAATTCCCGTAGGAGTACCATAGTAAAAAGAATTTAAATACGTTCCACCCACAGCAGGAGGCAATGTTGTTGGGCGATCTATTTTTGGTATTTCTATCGTTGTTAATGCGCTCCAATTTTGAGTAGCATCAGTAGATCTTTCTATTTTGTATTTTTCAAAATAATAACCCGTCGGAGGATTGACCCATCTTAGATCATGATAATAAACACCAAAATCATCTTTTTGTCCGGTTATTCCTAAAAATTTCTGAGGATGAGCTGGAGTTAATTCTGATGTACTACCAAAATGACCTGTTACATATCCTGTTAAATTGACCCGTATAACGCCTAATTCAGGTTGACCAGCATAATAAGTACGATCTTGAGTTCCATCTATTTCTGATATAAAACTCAAATTTATTGCTGTGTTATAAGAACCAGTTCCTGCTGGACCAGTAATTGGGGATTGAGGACCTGATGTAGACTTTAAGCCATAAAAATCAAAAGGAATGAATTTAGTAGATCCAGCTAATATAGTTACTCTTCTATCATCATTCACATCATAAGTTCCACTTATAAAATCATAAGTTTGATCAAAGTTATGGGCAGAGCTATCCAGCTCTAATGTCATTCTTACAGATGTTGTTCCGCTATTTGTTAAATAAAAACCCGTGCGTATTGCAAAACCTGTTTGCACAGCAAACTCCATCCCAGTTACTCCAATGTAACCGGTGCCTTCTGCTCTTTGTGTGACTGCTGTAGGTATACTCATGATAAGAAAGGATCAATTGTAATTAAATTTAAAAAATCTACTTCATAAGAAGTATAATCTATAGGCTGTTGTTTAAACTTTACTGATATATCATTATTATCTTTGAATTTTAAAGTGTGAGTCCATGATGTACATAAAAACGCTTTTGTTTTATTGTATGGAGCTGGAGGAGTAAATAAAAATTGATCATAACCTCTGTGCTTCTCTAAAAAATGTAGAATAGCTTTAGCTTCTTTGTCTGACCTGCTTGTGAATGTTATATCTAAATTCAATAAAGATTTATTTAATCCATCTTCTACTCTTACTAAATAATCATTTTGAAAATTTTGCTTGTAAAATCTTGGCGCTTCATTAAAAGATATGCCTTTATTTATTGGCCAATAAAATTGTTTTTTAGTCCATAGTGTATTGTTACCTATTGGGCCATTGTCATTTGTCGCTGTAGTTTCTGCATCTCCTGTGTAATAATACCATCCAGAAGTTGCTATTGTGAAATTAGTTCCGCTGCCATACACAATATCATCTTTTGAGTATGTGTTTCCTGCGGCCCAAAATCCACTCGTATTACTAAATGGAATATAAAAATCTTTCCAGTCTGTTGTGGATCTATCTTCATTATGCAATGCTAAGCCAATATTATTAACATCAGGATATTATAAAGAGTTATCAAATGTTTCTACAAAAAATTCTAACTCTTGATTGTATGGCTCAAATGGAGTCCAGTATATACCTGTGTAACCACCACTAGGCTTAGCCCCCTTATTAAATGAGTCTTCAAGTAAATGAATAACAGCTTTAGCTTCTTTATCTGATCTTTTACTGAGAGGTATATTAAATTTTGCTTTTATTGCATTTTCAGACTTATTTAAATGGTTGAAATACCCATCTCCATAGTTGATATCATAGTAATGATTTTTAAACTCAACAGAAGCTCCATAAGATACTTCGTTAAAAAACTTATTTGTCCACGGGCTATTATCACCGGTAGGAGTATTGTGTATTGTTGAAGATGCCGCTGAACCAGTATAATAATAGTGTCCTGATACATTTTGTGCAGCAGGATATTCTGTGCTACCAGTTGTGTAGCCACTATAATATACAATATCAAATTTAGAATAAGAATTTCCAAGCTCAAAAGCTGATACGTTAGCTATATTTGTTTCTCCAGAATTTAAAATCATACAGCAGCCTTACCTGTTAAATATTCTTGCGAAACAGAAAGAGAACCTTCCATAAACCCGTTAGCTGCTGCAGACAAATCATTTTGATAAATTTGACCTGTGCAACCAAATTCTGTCAATGGCGACTCTCCATACACATCATAAATTTTAATTACGACTCCCGCATTAGTACCAGTAAAAGATATTGCATTTCCAAAATCTTCGCCTTTTACAGACATATTGATAATAACATTTTCTTTTGTCACCCTGTAAGGAACCTCATTGCCAATTGTTACTACAGGATTTCTATCTGCTTTTACAGAATAATCAAAAGACATCTGTTTGTTTATACCAATATCATCTCCAGCTAAAAACGATCTTAAACCATGACCAATTGGAACTTCTTCTTGAATAGAACTGTAAGATTCAAAGTCTGAATCTGATCTACCATTGTCATTTAAAGACCCTAAAGATCCGTACAAATCTATTTCTGATTGAAATAAAATAGGTTGAAATGGAGCCACAGAAAAACTCAAAGATCTAACAAATCCGCTTTCAAAACTAAGACCTGCAAAAGATCCATTAAAAGCTTCTCCGGTATGTTCTATAGCTGTCAAAGGATTTAAAAAATCATGAAAATCACCTGTACAATAATGAGAAAAACTTAATGTACCTTTTGTTGGCCCTTGTGGCGCATAACGAATAACAGAACCCGTCACATCTGTAACTGGCTCTAAAGAAGCGCTAAAAGATAAAGTAGCATTCTCAGCAAAAATACTGGTGTTTGCTATCTTAAGTAACGCTTTTTCGTATTTTATAAATTTTGTTGCCATTAGGTTATATCGAATTCATAAACAAAAGTAAGACTGGCTCCATTATATCTACCACTTGGAGCGCACCATGCTATGGTGGCTGTTGATTCAGCAGTAAATTCAAGGTAAGATTCTGAAGAGCTATCAATACTAAAAGTTAAAATGCAATTATCAGAAGCTGAAGCACTATCAAAAGATGCTGTTAAGTAACCAGCATTAACACCATTATTGCTAGACTCAAAAGACAAACAAGTCGCACCTTGCGCAGTAGCATCTACGTTGAAATTTCCATAAGCTGCTATTAATTTACCCGCATAAGGCATAACTGATTTCGCAATTTCATCAGAAGTTTCAGGGTAAGGATTGCCACTATTTGGATCAGTAATAGCAGAATAAGAATCGATTCTAGGATCTATATTTATAGCTGGCATATAAGCCGTAATACCCGTATTATTGAAACATTTTAATGGATGAGTAAAAACTTGGACAAATCTCCCGGTATTATGCCCAGAATTAGTTTTGTTATGAGTGTTGATGCCATGAGCTAAATATGCACACCCCCCAGTATCAACATAAAACAAATTGTTACAAACTGTAGTATTGTCAAACACAGCATTTGAAGCATTAAGTTGAGCCGTTTTATGATGAATTCCAAAGTATTGATTGCTCCCATTTTTAAATGTTCCCGTTATCCAATTAACTCTTTGTGTACTACTTTGACAATTAGAATAACTTAAAACATTAGAATAAGCATTACTGTCCGTGTTCTTGAAATATATCCACGAACCACTAGAATTATTACTATAAAAATCTCCAATAAGTCCATTATTTGTTTCTGAAACATTTAAAGCAGCATCAAAGTTTGTCGTTTTAACTCCTAACTGACCAGAAGCATTAAAATTAATATTAGACGCTCCTCCAGTATTAGCATTTCCCAAACTAAATCCTCCAGAACTTGTATTAGAAATATACAAACTGTTTGTGGTGGATGACCCTGAGTCTCTTCTTAATTCTATCACAGACCCACTAGTACTATTTTGCACAATAGCGTCTGACCCACTCAGCACACTTACCATATGAAAAGTAGCTCCCGGCGTTATTAAACCTATTCCTATTTTTGACGAACTTTCATAAATAACACTATTTGTCAAAGTTGTTGAGTCTGACCATTTAGGAATGTAATTTGCTACCCCTCCAGATAATAATCCTCCACCTCCAATATCAGATGTTGTTATGTTAGTCCAAGCGTAAGTGTCTGTACCTGTTACTTTTAAAAACTTACCTGTAGTACCAGCACTGCCGCCAGTATCATAAATACCTCCTGTTACATGAAATGTTCCATTTACTTGCAGCGCATAATTTGCTGTTGTGCCACCAATACCAATGTTTCCACCATCTTTGATAAATAAAGACACATTACTGCCATCATCGTAAAACGTAATGCCGTTTGCGTTGAGTGCGTAAAATGTCTCTCGCTTAAATAAATTGTCAACAGTGATGTTTTTGATTTCAGGGTTAGTTATAGAAGAATTTTTATCTCCTATAAATAACACATTACAACCTGCTGTTGTCGTTAATGTATTGTAGTCTAGTATTTTTGGCATTTTTTAAATAAAGTTTTTAAATTGTAAATCGATTGCTAATAACCCATCAACAGATGTAGTTATACTTTCTGACACTAAATTGCCAGACGCTGGTATGTTTCCATCATAAGCCGTGATTCCCCTGCCGTCATCTTGTATAATTGCATTATTATGATCTCTAATAAACTCAGAATCATGATCTAAAAGTCCATCTAATGTGCCTTCTTCTATCGGACACCTTATATTTACACTCAAAGATTTATATACACCACTTCTAACATTATCTATCATGTTAGCTGTATAATAATCATCTATTTCTATTGTAAAATTGGTTGATAACTCTACAGGTGTTTGAGTTATAACCTGTGTTGGCGCATAATAGTTTTGACTTGTTTTTTCTCTTAAATCATAAACAGGTGTTCTTGTTATATTATATTCTTGACTAAACTTAGTAATTCTATTACTATCGCTCTGATCAACCGATAAAATTATATTATCTTGATTAAGAAAGCATAAATGCGGTAAAGTATGAACTCCTGAGTAGTCTAACTCTCCACCTCTAACGCCGCTACCTAATTGCCCAAACACAACAAAAGTACATCGAACTTGAGGTATAGAGCCCACATCTGCAGAAATAGAATAATTTGTTAAATAACCAGATGTGAACCCTATTACCTGTCCTGCACTTTCATTCAAATCGCTTGCATATATCAAAGATCCATCTACACCATAATCACCTGTCAAATCCAATAAAGGGTCATTATAAATATAATTTCTAGTAAAAGATATTTCTCCTTGCGGTGGTTCAGCTAAAATAGGCTGTATATGACCACCACCAAGAACGTTAATAGGGCGACGAGCTACACTGTAGCTCATACTAAGATCTGTAATACCTGAGATCCCTGTACCGCCAACATAAAAAATATGCTCGTAACTTGGTGATGCGTTATATGCCATTTTACTTTGCTACTTTAGTTTTACTTAATGAGCCGCCAGTTCTTTGCTCTTCATTGATAACCTGAAGAACAACAGATTTAATTCTTTCTGATAAATCTTTGGCTTTTGTTTTTTGATCGTTGGAACCACTTTGTTGATTACCATCTGTACTGCTAGAGCCTTCTCCACTTGATCCCATATTAATATTAATACTAATATTATTAGTATTAGAAGAATCAGAAGAACCTAATTTTTGAGCAGATTCTGCGACGCTTCCTCCTTCTTGATAGCCCGGTATATACCCGCCGTTAATGCGGCTCATGAATCCAAGACCATATTTACGCACAGCTCTATTATTCATTACAAATTCTCCACCAGCCATAAATGCAGGAATAGAATCTATATTTCTAGGACCGCTAGAGATATATCCCCCAGCTTGCTTAACATAACCTGTCTTATACGGACCCATACCAGACGCTGGCACAGGAGGGCCAGCATAGCCTTCTGGTAGCTCAGCAGGTATGTCCCCAGAAGCTCCACCTCCAAATTTACCTTGCATTGCTGCTCCTGCAGATCCTATAACAGCAGAAACAGCAGTTTGAATAATCATGTTCCTTAAAGCTGTTTTTTTAGCTTTCTTTTCTTGCCTTCTTTGCTCTGCAGCAATAGCAGCATCTCTCATTTCTTTCAGCAATGGATCATCGCTAGCATAATACATGCTGCTCATTTGACCACTGCTTTTTAGATTAACATTTTTGTTTAAAAATGCTCCTCCGCCTTTAAATCTTGGAGCCATGCCAAAATTTAATCTATCAATTGCTGAAGGGCCACCTAACGCTCGAACAGCATTTCTATTTAAAACGTATTCTCCATCTTCAAGTAAAGCGGGGTTTCTATCTCCGGTACGGCTACCAGAAATATACATGCCATTTTGAGCTTTTATAACGCCACCTCGTTGCTTTTTAAATGGCACAGCTCCTAAAGTCATAACTCCACCAACAATATTTTC